ACGGATGCATATGTGAGTGACCGGGTCTTAGACCCATCTGTGCTAGATAAAACGTTAGTTGAAAGAATGCCTGAACCTTCTGGCTGGAGACTTCTTGTCCTCCCATACAAAGGCAAAGGTGTAACAGACGGCGGCATACAGTTGCTTGAGTCTACGGTGAGCAAGGAGAACCTTGCCACATCTGTTTGTTATGTTCTGAAAGTTGGCCCTTTGGCTTACCTTGATCACGATAAGTTTGGCGGCGAAGCATGGTGCAAAGAGGGCGATTGGGTTCTCATTGGCCGTTATGCAGGCGCTCGATTCTCTTTGGAGGATGATCACGAGGTTCGCATTATCAACGACGATGAAGTAATCGGAACAATTCTTGATCCAGACGATATCAAATCAGCATAGGTAAAAAACAATGGCCGAAGAGACATTGAGTGAAGCTTTATCAAAGCTTGACGATGACAATATAAACAGCGCAGCACTACCTGAGGGCAAGCGCGTAGAAGAAGAAGTTCAGGACGATGCCACTTACATAGAGTTTTCTGAAGAAGAGATGGAAGACATCTCGCCTGTCACGGAAGATTCTGTGCAAGAAGAATTTGAGGCTCCTGAAATTCAAGATGAAGAAGAGCTATCTGAAGCAGAGGTAAGAGCTCGCACGGCTCAGAATCGTATCAATCAAGCAGTTAAGCAGGCGAAAGATTACCAGCGCAGAGAGTTGCAGGCGCTTCAGTATGCGAAAGAACTGCAGGAGCAGAATGAGCAGCTTTCTTCTCAACTTCAAAAAACGCAAACGTCTACTGCAGAGCAAAACCTCAAGATGCAGGAAACGTACAGCGATGAGTTCGCTACTCGTGTAGATACTCAGGCTGAAGCTGCTAAAAGAAACCTAAAGACTGCATATGAGTCTGGTGATCCAGAAGCTATGGCAGATGCTCAGCAGTTGCTTGCAAAGGCTGAAGCTGATCGTAACGCACTGGCTCAGTATCAACGCGACCTTGAGCAGTACAAAGTTGATTACGCCGCCTGGCTTGAGCAACAACAAAATGCTGTAGAACAAAATCAATACGTTCAACAAGAAGATTATGGCCAGCAAAAGTACGAACAGCCTGAATATCAAGAGCCATCTCAGAAAGCTCAGCAGTGGGCTAGTGACAATGAGTGGTTTGGTGTAGATGAGATTATGACAGACCAAGCCATGTCTATTCACAGAAGGTTAGCTGCAAACCCTTCAATTGACTTGGAATCAGATGAATACTACTCTGAGTTAAATCAACGTATGAGGGAAGCATTTCCTCATAAGTTTAATAACGCGAGAGACAACAACAACGTCCAAACCGTTGTCTCTGGATCGCGCACGACTGGAACTGGACGCAATCAAAACTCTCGTAGAGTTGAACTGAATCCGAGTGAACAAGCATTAGCAAGGAAGCTTGGAGTACCGTTCAAAGAATACGCAAAACAGAAGATGAGGTTACAGAACTCATGAGCGAAGAAACGACAACACCTGGTTCTAACAGAACGCCAAGGGGCGCTTCTTCACGGTCTACCAAGGCTGCAAGAAAACCATGGACTCCACCTCAAGTATTGGAAACTCCAGAAGCTCCTGAAGGAATGAAGTATCGTTGGGTGCGAACCCACATACGAGGAGAGGCAGATAAGACCAACGTACACATGAGATTTCGTGAAGGGTACGAACCTGTACATCCAAGCGAAGTCTCAGGCTATGACCTGCCGGTTATCGATGATGGTAATCACGCAGGAACAGTCGGTGTCGGTGGTTTGATGCTTACCAAAATTCCAGAAGAGACTGTGGAAGAGCGTAACGCTTACTTTGCACAACAGACTGATCAACAGATGAACGCTGTAGATAATGATCTGATGCGTGAAGAACACCCTGCGATGCCAATCTCGAAAGAGAGAAAGACGCAGGTATCTTTTGGGCGAGGCAACAAATCAACGTAGCCTCATTTTGATTGTGTTTAACTAGGAGATTCAAAAATGGCTAATCAAGATGCCGCTTTTGGAATGCGTCCAGTTCGGATGATAGGGGGCGGCCCCTACACTGGCGGACAAAGCCGATATCGAATCGCCGCTAACTATGGAACCAGCATCTTCCAAGGAGATATGGTTGCCCAGGTTACTGGTGGTACGGTAGAGGTTCACGCTGACGGAGGCACTGTGCCTATCGTTGGTGTGTTCAACGGTTGCCAGTACACTGACCCCACGACAAGTGAGCAAGTGTTCAGCAACTTCTACCCTGCAAGCACCAACGCTTCGGACATTATCGCTTTTATTATCGATGATCCGAATGTTGTGTATGAAGTTCAGGCTGATGACACGTTCCCAGTTGCCGACTTGTTCGGTAATTTCGATATCGTGTACACCAGTTCTGGCAGCACTGCTACAGGTATTTCTGGCGCTGAGCTAGATGTAGCAACAGGTGCGACCACAGCTGGCTTGCCAATTAAGGCGATTGATATTTCTGCTGATCCAGAAAATTCAGATGTCGCCACGGCGAATACCAACGTTCTCGTTGTTATTCAGAACTCAATCTACGGCCAGAAAGGCGCCGGCTTAGCATAGGAGGCTAACTAATGGCTATTTCAAGAGCACAATTAGCCAAAGAGCTAGAGCCTGGCCTCAACGCTTTATTTGGCATGGAATACGCTCGTTATGAAAACGAGCACGCCGAGATCTTTGAAACCGAAGCTTCAGACCGCGCGTTTGAAGAAGAGGTGCTGATCGTAGGCTTTGGTAACGCTCGTGATAAATCTGAAGGACAGGGCGTTGCATACGACCAAGCTTCTGAAGGTTTTACTGCACGCTATACGCACGAGACTGTTGCTTTGGCGTTCGCGCTAACCGAGGAAAGTGTAGAAGATAATTTGTATGACCGCCTTGGTGCGCGTTATACGAAGGCTCTTGCACGAAGCATGGCTCACACCAAGCAGGTGAAGGCTGCAAACGTATTGAACAATGCGTTCTCTAGCTCTTTCACTGGCGGTGATGGCAAGTCACTTGTGGCTACCGATCACCCACTGGCTGGTGGTGGCACCTTCTCAAATCGTCCATCTGCATTTGCAGACTTGAACGAAACGTCACTGGAGAATGCGTTGATCAGCATCTCTACTTTTGTGGATGATCGAAACATGATCTTGGCTCTGCAAGGAACCAAGCTTGTTGTTCCGCCTCAACTGCAATTCGTAGCTGATCGTCTGCTGGAAACACCTGGACGAGTCGAAACTGCGGACAATGACATCAACTCAATTAGGAACATGGGTCTGCTGCCTCAAGGCTATGCAGTCAACCACTTCTTGACTGATACTGATGCGTTCTACGTTCTGACTGATTGCCCAGATGGCTTCAAGCACTTTGAGCGCAGTCCGATTGCGACTTCTATGGAAGGTGACTTCAACACTGGTAACGTGCGCTACAAGGCCCGCGAGCGATACAGCTTCGGCTTTAGCAATCCACGCGCAGTGTTCGCTTCACAAGGCGCATAATTGTTCCACATGGAACAGTAAGAAAGGGGCACTTGTTGCCCCTTTTCTTTTTGTACTGTATAAACGATCTATCCCTGACAGGCGCATACCGTGCCTGACACTAGCCAAGACAGGAGATAACCATGGCTAATACGACTTTTTCGGGTCCAGTCCGATCAGAGAATGGATTTAAGTCCATCAGCAAAGACGCAACTAGCGGCACAATCACCGAGATTACAACCTATGGTGGGGCGCCAGTTAGTCTTTCAGACGGCAATGTAACCCTTACTAACGCAACTCACAGCGGCAGGATTCTCCTTGTTCCAGATGGTGGCCAAGATAATACTTATACGCTTCCTGCTCCTGTTGCTGGATCTGTTTTCAAGTTTGTATACGCTGGCGGCGCTGCTGATGCTACGGACGCGCTTATTGTTACTCCCGGCAACACTAATTTTTACATTGGTGGTGTTACTTTCTTAGATACAGATGGCAACGAAGTTAGCTCAGTATTCTCTGATGGAAATTCCAACAGCAGCATACAGTTGAACGTACCTGCTGGCTTTGAAGTAACTATTGTCGGCATAGATACGACTAACTATCAGATCTTTGGAAATGTAACGAGCACTACTGCGCCTGCTTTTGCTGACCAGTAATAGGAGGGCGAGATGGCTGATACAGTCACATCACAAACAATTCAGGATGACAATCGCAAAGCTGTTCTGAAGTTTACTAATGTTAGCGATGGAACTGGCGAAAGCGCAGTAACCAAGATTGACGTTAGTGCTCTTCAAGCAAACAGCAGGGGTGACTCCTGCACAGAGGTGGCGATATCAAAGATCTGGTGGCAGTGTGTTGGCATGGGTGTTCAGCTTCTGAATGACGCAACCACAGACACATTGATCATTGCCTTGTCTCCAGACTCAAACGGTATGCACGATTACACACCGTTTTCTGGGATACCTAATAACGCAGGATCAGGTAAAACTGGCGATGTTCAGTTCACCACGATTGGTGCAAGTAGTGGCGATACATACACTGTAATTCTTGAGGTTTTAAAGAGTTATTAATGGCCACTTCAGGAAGCAGGGATTTTGAACCAGATGTTGCGGAATACATCGAGGAGGCATTTGAAAGATGCGGCCTTGAGTTCCGCACTGGCTATGATGGTGTAACTGCAAGAAGATCCTTGAACCTTTTGTTTGCTGATTGGGCCAACAGGGGGTTGAACCAATGGACTGTCACCAATAGCACAACCACGTTAACAACTGGCGATGAATTCATTGATTTGTCTGCAAGCACGATTGATGTGTTAGATGTTGTCATCAGAAGAACTGAGGGGTCTACGACCACAGACATCACCATGGAGCAGATAGGTAGGTCTGAGTACTACAACATTCCTACCAAGTCTACTCAGGCAAGACCTACTCAGTTCTTTCTTGATAAGCAGCTAACACCTCGTCTTTACATATGGCCAGCATCAGAAAACTCTACAGATCAGTTGATCATCAATCGTCTGGTTCGTATTGAAGATGCAGACGCCAGTGTAAACACAGTGGATGTTCCTTTTCGATTCTATCCTTGCTTGGCAGCAGGCTTGGCCTACTACATAGCGTTAAAGAAGGCTCCTGATCGCGTGCAGATGCTTAAAGGCTTTTATGAAGAAGAGTTTGCTAGAGCAGCTGACCAAGACCAGAGCAGAGCATCTCTGACGATATCTCCAGGTCTTAGATCTAGGTTGGCATAATGTCTTTTGCTTCTGGCAAGTATGCAATTGCCATATGCGACAGGTGTGGATTTCAGTATAAATACTTGTCTTTAAAAAAAGAATGGACAGGTTTTCGCGTCTGCAATGAATGCTATGAGCCAAAACACCCGCAGTTAGAGCCAATTCATAATGTTTCTGACCCAGAAGCTCTGCGTTTCCCTAGGCCTAATCTTTCTCCTGATGTGGTTGCCGGGGCAGGTGTTGTAAGAACCATTGATGATAATCAGATGATGTCTACTACAGGTGATCCGATAGGTTCAGAATTCAACATAGATGGCGCAACTGGCTCTGTCGGAACAGTAACGGTGGTGACAACATGAGTTTTACATTAGCGACACTGAAGTCCACGGTTCAGGATTACTGCGAAACTGCAGAGACTACGTTTGTAGCTGACCTTGACACATTTATAAAAGAGGCTGAAGAGCGCATACTGAAAAATGTAGAGCTTCCTGTGTTCAGAAAAAACGTCACAGGTAATGCAACAACAGACTTTCCGTACTTATCCACACCATCAGACTTTTTGGCGACATACAGCCTGGCTTTGATTGTGAATAGCGTTTACACCTATCCATTGTTCAAGCATGTATCGTTCATTAGAGACTACACGCCAAATGCAACAACGACTGGCGCAACAAAATACTATGCGTTGTTCGATGACAACACGTTCCTTCTTGGGCCCACTCCAGACTCTGACTACACATACGAACTGCATTACAAGTATCGACCTGCATCACTGACAACAACGTCGGGATCAAGTACGACTTGGCTCTCTGACAACGCACCTGATGCTTTGCTGTATGGCACACTTGTAGAGGCAGCTACTTTCTTGAAGGTTCCTGCAGAGGCGGCTCAGTATGAGCAACGTTTCATGATGGCTATATCTGCTCTCAAAAAGCTTGGCGAAGGCTATGGCGCAAGAGATGAGTATAGATACGATATTGCCAGGGGGTAAGATTGTCTTTGTTTGAAGCGCCTGCTCTTGAAATAGGCAATGTTCTAGTAGCAACTACTCAAGACAAAGGGCATGACCCAGAGTTTTGGGCAAAGGCTGCTGCGGATAGGATTGTGAGTGTTGGTGGAAACTGCCATCCTTTGATTGCTCAGCAAGCAGAGGCTTTTAAGCAATCTGTAGAAGCAACTGCGGTGTTTTACATCAAAGAGGCTATCAAGAGCGATAGAACAACTTTGATCGCAGAACTGGAGAAACAAGGCCATGCTGACATGGCAAATATAATTAGGAGTCTGTAATGGCGATAACAACAGCGATGTGCACAACCTTCAAAAAAGAAATTTTGGAGGCAGTTCACAACTTTAAGAACACAGGTGGCAGCACATTTAATCTTGCGTTGTACACAAGCTCTGCATCTCTGGGCGCAAGCACTACGGCATACACTACGTCTAATGAAGTGTCAGGCACTGGCTATACTGCTAAAGGAGCATCACTTACTCGTGTTGATCCTAGCAACGACGGCACTACTGCAATAACGGACTTTTCTGACTTGACGTTTAGCTCTAGCAGCCTGACCGCACGAGGCGCTTTGATTTTTAATGACAGCGCCTCTGGTGATCCAGCTGTTTGCGCTTTGGACTTTGGCGCAGATAAGACTTCTAGCTCAGGCGATTTCACTATTCAATTTCCTGCGGCAGATGCGTCGAATGCGATTATTCGCATCGCATAAGGAATGGCTAATGTCACAGGCTGGGGCAGAGGCACTTGGGGCCAAGGCGCTTGGAATGAAGCGATACCTGTCGAAGTCACAGGTGTTGCGGGTACTGGTGCGGTTACGACTGTCACGGTCAGCGCAGGCGCAAATGTTTCTGTCACAGGTGTTTCTGGCACGGGGTCAATCGGGTCGGTCACCATCGTTCAAGGTACAGGTGTCAACGTCTCTATTACGGGCGTGGCAGGAACTGGATCTGTCGGAACGGTTACTGTTACCGGCGGCGCGAATGTTGCTGTTACTGGGAATGCTGGGACTGGAGCGATTGGTTCAGTTACGATCACTGGTACAGCGAATGCTTCAGCCACTGGAGTTCAAGGTAATGCCAATGTTGGAAACGTTACCATTACAGGAGATTCAAACGTTTCTGTCACGGGTGTTTCGGCGACAGGAGAGATAGGGTATTTCCTTGTTTATGGCATCATAAATGATGGCCAAGACCCTAACTGGGGTATTATAACAGATAGTCAAACACCGAGTTGGACTGCTGTCACCGACAGTCAAACTCCTAATTGGGAAGAGGTAGCTTAAATGGCAGTTTACACTAACGATCTGCGCCTAAAAGAGATTGCCACTGGCGATGAGGCAGGCACCTGGGGCACCAGTACGAACACCAACCTTGAGTTGATTTCAGAGGCATTCAGTTTTGGCACGGAAGCTATTACGACTAATGCTGATACTCACACTACTACTATTGCTGACGGGTCTACTGATCCGGGCCGCAGTCTCTTCCTCAAATATACTGGCACTCTTGATTCAACTTGCACCATCACTATAGGGCCAAACACCGTCAGCAAACTCTGGTTCATTGAGAACGCGACCAGCGGATCACAGAGCATTATCATTAAGCAAGGCAGCGGTGCCACGGTCACCATCGCCAATGGTCAAACGAAAGCTATCTATAGCGATGGCGCAGGCTCTGGTGGTGCAATGGTTGATGCGTTTACTGATCTGTCTGTCCCGTCTCTGTTTGTTTCTGGCGACCTAGACGTTGATGGCACTACCAACCTTGATGTCGTAGACATTGATGGTGCTGTGGATTTCGCTTCTACAACTGCACATGCTGGTAACGCTACGTTTGCAGACAATGCCAAGGCCATCTTTGGTTCAGCGACAGATTTATCTATTTACTCAGATGGCACTAACTCTTATATCCAAGAAGGCTCTGGCACTTCGGGAATAAGAATTACCACTGATAACCAGCTTTTAATTAGGAAGCACGATACTGAAAATATTGCGGCTTTTAATGTTGATGGTGCTGTTCGTCTGTTCCACGACAGCTCTCAAGTTTTTTCCACAACCTCCAGCGGAATCGACGTAACCGGCAGCGTGACCTACTCAGGCGATCTAGTCTCATCAACCGCAGGCACATCCAACGTCCGTGTAGGTGTCAACGCAGGTAACTCAATCACCTCTGGCGGCAACTTTAATGTGGTTGTGGGCGACGAAGCGGGTACGGCTTTGACTACGGGCGATAACAACGTAGCCATTGGTTTTGAGGCGCTCAAGACTGAGGATGCTAACGGGAATAATGTAGCTGTCGGCTATAGGGCGCTTAAAACACTAAACGCTGGAGCAGAATCATATAGTGTAGCGGTTGGAGCTGACGCAGGAACGTCCCTTACTACTGGTATACGAAACACTCTTGTGGGTGCTTTTGCTGGAGACGGACTAACGGATGCTGACTTTAATACGGCATTAGGTTATGGGGCATTAGACTCTGATACTTTAGGAAGTCGATCCGTTGCAATTGGTTACGCAGCTTTAGAACAACAAAACTTCACAACGGCTACTAACACTTTCAACGTAGCAGTTGGCTATCAAGCAGGCAAGTCAGTCACCACGGGTCAACATAACATATTAGTTGGTAATGAATCAGGGGATGCTATTACCGACGGAACTTTTAACACCGCACTAGGCAGTCAAACTCTAAGCGCCGAAACACGGGGTGGTCGGTCTGTTGCTGTAGGCCATGGTGCTTTGTTTGATCAAAACTTTACCAGCCCTACAGACGTTTACAATGTAGCAGTTGGCTATTTAGCAGGCGCTAACGTCACCACGGGAATACAGAACACTCTTATCGGCGGTCTAGCAGGTGATGCTTTGACAGATGCTGACTTCAATACAGCATTAGGCTACGGTGCTTTATCGTCTGATACCTTAGGCAGTCAAAACACCGCCCTTGGCTTTTTGGCCTTGTCGACCCAAAACTTTACCACCGCGACAAACTCACACAATGTAGCAATAGGATCTCAAGCGGGGTCGGTAATCACTACTGGAGTCCAGAACACTCTCATCGGAAGTCTTGCTGGAGATGCGATTACTACAGGCACTCAAAACATTTTAATAGGTTATGTTGCTACAGCTTCAGCAGTTGGTGCGGCTAATCAAACAGTAATTGGTGCAGGTGTTACGTCCGTAGGTAATGGTAATTTTACATTTGGCTCTGGAACTTCAGACAGTAATGTTGCTAATGGCGCAACAACTATTACGGCCCCTTCCGATGAGCGTTACAAAGAGGATATTACTGATTCTACTGCTGGACTGTCGTTTATAAACGATCTGCGCCCCGTTACATATAAGTGGAAAAAAGAAAAAGATATACCAACTACGCAAAAAGCATATGTTGAGGGTTCTGAAAAGCGTGTAATGAATGACTACACAAATCACGGTTTTATTGCTCAAGAAGTTAAAGCGGTTATAGACAACCATCCAGAACTAAAAGATGGATTTGATATGTGGATGGAAGATGAGGCTGATGGCAGACAAAGGCTTGGGCCTTCCGCACTAATCCCTGTACTTGTAAAAGCAATCCAAGAACTTACAGCGCGTGTCGCCGAGCTAGAATCATAGGAGGACATCATGTCTGAAGAGGCAGTAGCCCGTACCGACGAAGAAAAAGCCCAGATGTATCAAGCCATGCTGGATGGCGCGAATGTCATCACCAGTGTGCTGGATGCCAACAATGAGTTTTACAACGACATGACGAATGCTGAGAAGCAGGAGCGTGTGCTACGCAGTGCTGGGTACTTAGAATATGGCAAAGCTCTTGGTGATTGGGGGTCAGAAGACTTTACCGCCATCGATTCTGCTGTTACCGCAGCCAAAGCATATAAGCCATAAGGAAAAATAGACTGTGCAAATCAACCTAGAAGAAAACGAGATCAATGCAATCCTAGCGATTCTTGGCGATATGCCTAGCAAGAGTGGGACATGGCCTTTGATGATGAAGATTAAAGTGCAAGCTGATGCTCAGTTGGTTGAACCAGAAGACAACGAAGAAGGCGAGGAAGAAGCTGCTGTTGAAGCGATAAATGGCTGAGATTCAGTATCAGATGCACCCGCTCCCGTCAGTGTTCCTGATGGAGTTGGACATCCCGACAGAGTTTGTTGAATCGTGTAACGACTATCTTGACGAGCTGGTTACACAAAACGATAAGGTCAGCGCAGCGCATACGCTGGTTGGTCAGATCAAGACAGGCGAGCAGCTTGTTATGGATCACCAAGATCCAAGGCTGGCACCGTTTTCTAGGTTCTTGTGCGAGATAGGCGTGACGTACATTAACCAGTTCATGGCCCAGTCTGGTCAGGTGCTGGACGGTAACAGAAACGTCGAAATGGATGAGCTATGGTCAGTGCATAGCTACGAGGGTGATTACAACCCGATACACGACCACGGTACGAAGACGGTGATGGGCATTAGCTGTACGACATGGACGAGGGTGCCGCCTCAAATCGTGCAGGGGCCAAGACCGGGATCGCAAGAATACGGCTTGTATAACGCCAGTGGCGAAAGTGACGGCTGTTTGTGCTTTAACTACGGGCAAAGCAGCACATGGGACAGAGAGCGGCTCAAGCCTACGCAGAATGTTGTAGTGAGGCCGCAGGTGGGGCGCTTATATATGTTCCCATCGTGGATGCAGCACATGGTCTATCCGTTCCAAGGGGAAGGCGAGCGAAGGACAGTAGCCGCCAATATCAATTGTTTTCCTGTTGAGGGACAGCAAGATGGAAGTAAGCATTAGTGATACTGCTCGAATTAGTTGGAAGCAAGTAGCGGTAGAAAAACAAGAGCGGTTGAGAACGGGCGCTGAAGGCGAGACCGTGCGAGAGGCGGTAGAAACCATCATACCGACTATTTACACCAAAGATGGTAATAGGGTCGAGGCGCAGCAATTAGCATCAATACAACGAGTAAATATAACCGTTTAGGAGAAAAACGATGGCTGAACTGAGTGATGCACAAAAAAGAAAGCTGATAAAAGAACTTCGTGGGGCTTCCAAACTTCACGCCGGTCAAGCAGATCGCATCGAAAAGACTTTGGCAAAAAAGAAAAAGAAGTGAGTGACGCAGGCGAAAAAGCACTGAATGAAGTGAACGCCCATGAGCGTGAGTGCGCCTTGCGTTATCAGCGTATCGAAGAACGTCTTGCAGAAGGCTCTGACAA